ATTCAATTACTGATTTCGTAGGTGCAACCTCAGACGCTTCGAGAGCACTCGATAAACTTAAAGAAAATGCGGATAAAACTTTGTCCGTAAATAAAAAGTTTATGCAGGAACACGGAGACCAAGTTGACCAATATACAAAAAAGAAAATTGATGCGAAAAACGCCTATGCGGAAGCGGTAAAAGAGGAAGGTGCGAATGAGGCTGAATTAGCAAAAAGATTAAATAGAGAATTAGCTGCAATTGAATATTCGAGAGGAGACGAAAAAAGAAAAATTCAAAAAGATGCAAGCGATAAGGCTGCGGAGGATAGAAAATCTCAAAATGAAAAATTAAAAAATGAGCGTGAGGATGAGGCTAAAAAATTAAAAGAGGAAAAAGACAAAGCCGTAATTTCAGAAGCCGAAGCATTTAGAAATCAATTAGAGGCGGTGCAAAAAGTTGAGGCGGATGCTAAAAAAGCGAATGCAGATGCCTTATTGACTGAGCAAGAATTAGCGATACAAACTGAAAACGAAGCCTACGAAATTAAAAAAGCAAATGCGATAAAATTCGGAACTGATTACCAAGAAATTGAAAGGCAGCATTTAAATACTCTAAACAGTATTAATTTAACGGCTCAGGAAAAACAAGATGCTGATAATAAATTAGCACTTGATAAACAAATCGCAGTTGAAAAAGCTTTGACAGACGCAAAAAGAAATGCGTTAGATACAGGATTGGGATTATTATTACAATTTGCTGGAAAAAATAAAGCGGTTGCATTAACAATTTTAGCAATACAAAAAGGATTAGCTATTGCCGATGTAGTAGTTGGGTCAACAAAAGCTATCGGATTAGCTAAAGCGTCAATGGCACCAACTCCTTTAAATCCAGCTTTTTTAGGACCAGGAATCCCAAATCCTTCTTATTTAGCAAATTTAAAGATTGGAGCCGCTTCTATTTTAACAACTAAAATTTCAGCAGCCACTTCGATAGCTTCTATTTTAGCCGCTGGAATAAGTACTGCGGCATCAATTACGGGGGGGGGAGCTTCAAGTGGTGGGGGATCTGGCGGTGGAGCTACAGGAGCAACAGCACCAACTCCTCCATCGTTTAACGTAGTCGGAGCAAGTGGGACAAATCAACTTGCTCAATCAATTGGGGCTCAACAACAGCAACCGATACAGGCTTACGTAGTTGCGAATAATGTAACCACAGCTCAGAGCTTACAACGTAACATAATCGAGAGTGCCACAATAGGAGGTTAAAAATTCAGTCTACAGGTTTAAAATTTATTTATTTTTTAAATCTGTAGCTTGTTTTATATCATTAAATTAAAATTTAATGTAAAAAGTTTATAACAAAATTAATTAATATCGTTATACATATATGGAAACATACAAAGTATTATTTAATGAGCAGGATAACGAGGGGGTATATTGTATCTCTTTGGTTTCTGATCCTGCAATAGGTGTAAATTTTATCACTTTGTCGAAACAAACAGAGTTGAAGCTCGCAACTGTAAACGAGGAGCAACGTATTTTGATGGGTGCGATATTAATTCCAGAGCAACCGATTTACAGAAACCAAGACGGTCAAGAATTTAATATTGTATTCCCAAAGGAAACAATTAAACAAGTACAACAGAATTTTGCACTAAAAGGATACCAAAACAATTCAACAATTGAACATTCGGGAGTGCAAATTGACGATGTTACATTTATTGAGAGTTGGATTAAAGAGGATGAGGTGCACGATAAATCTGTACACTATGGTTTTAATGAGCCGGTAGGAAGTTGGTTTGGTTTAATGAAAGTTAATAACGATGAAATCTGGAATGATTACGTTAAAACAGGAAAGGTCAAAGGCTTCTCAATCGATGGGGTTTTTGATATGGAGAAAGTAAATTTAAAAAGTGAGTATATGAATTTAGAATCAATTGTTAACGCAATTAAAGATGGTTTTGCTTCGGTAAAATTATCTGAGGAAGTTGCAATCGAGGAAGTAGTTATTGCTATGGAAACGATGAAATTAAAAGACGGTATTACCGTTTTGGAAGCTGAGGCTTTTGAAGCTGGTAAACCTGTTTTTATTGTAAACGAAAACGGAGACAAAGAGCCTGCACCAATCGGAGACCACGAATTGGAAGACGGTAGACTTTTAGTAATCGTTGAAGAAGGTGTTATTGCTGAAATTAAAGAGGCAATAATGGAAGAGGAAACTCCAGAGGCAGAAGCTGCAGAAGCGGTTGAAATGTCAACTGAGGAACTTGTTAAATCAATTGTGACTTCTATGAGTATCGAAGTGGCAAAACAAATCGAATCAATTAGAACAGAATTATCTGCTCAAATTGCTGAGGTGAAAACTACTCAAGTTGAGGTTAAAGCTTCAACAAAAGCAAAGCCTGAAGTTGCTGAAACTTCAAACAAAAACGTGAAATTGACACGTAATCAAAAAATATTAAATAACCTTAAAAACTTAAATTAAAAAATGGCTACAACTACAACTGTAAGTTCTAATTATAACGGAAAAGATGCCGGTATGATTATCGGTCAAGCGTTCAAAACGATTGACACTATTGAAAAAGGAGCGGTTACTATCGCTGAAAACGTTAACCACAAATTGTCTTTGCGTAAAATCGCTTACACTGACGGAACAACTGCATATACTTGCGGATTTGCTCCTGCTGGTACAATCGTTTTAAACGAAAATACTATCGAGCCTTTCAAATTCAAAAATGATTTTGACGTTTGTAAAGAGGATTTCAGAGCGACTTGGTCTGACGGAATTATGGGCGGAGGAGCTGCGAATGCAACTGCACCTTCTGACATTATGGATGCTATCCAAGCGGAAGTTTTGGGAGCTATCGGAGAAAAATTAGAAGCTGACATTTGGACTTCGTCTACAAACTTTGACGGTTTCTTAACTTTGTTTGCTGATGACGGAGATGTTAACAAACCAGCCGCTGATGCTGCGGTTACTGAAGCAAACGTATTGGCTAAATATTTAAAACCAGCTTTGGAGAATTTGCCAATTGCTTTGAGAAATAAAGAATTAGTTTTTGCTGTGTCTCCTGATGTTGCTCAAGCTTATGCTTTCTACCTTTCAACTCAAGGGATTACTTATGGTAATGGAAACACTGATTTTGCTTTAGCATTCGGAAGACACACGTTGACTGTATTGAATGGTTTACCTGCTAACTCTGTAGTTATCTACGAAAAGAAAAACTTAGTTTTCGCTACAGGTTTGACTGCTGATCACAATCAAGTGGCAATGGTTGACGAAGACGAAATCGGTTTATTGACTGGTAAAGTTAGAGGAAAAGTAGTTTACAACGTAGGAGTTGGATATTACAATCCTTCTGAAATCGTTTGGTTGTCTTTAGAAGTATAAATATTAATTTAACCGCTCATTAATTTGGGCGGTTTTTAATATAACTTATTGATTATTAATAATTTAAAAAAAAAATAGGATGAGCTGCATGATCACGAAGGGCAAACTGTTGGGCTGTAAAGACCAGCGAGGCGGAATTAAAAATATTTATTTTGCAAATTACGAGAATTATAATTTCGTAATTGCTGCACACGCAGTAACGAGCTTAGGCACGTTAGCTGAGGTGTTTCAATATCAAGTTAAAGCGACTACAAACGCTTTGACTGAAACAGGTACAAGTTCAGAGGATAATGGAACGTTTTTAAACGCTCAATCGGTTGCGGTTACGCTTCCAAAATTAGCCGCTGACTTACAGGCTCAAGTACAATTGATTTGTGGAGGCAGACCTTTTGTATTTGTAGAGGATTATAATGGTAACATTATGCTTTTAGGAGCTACAAATGGAACTATGTCAAGCTGCACAAAAGTCTCAGGCGGAGCCGGAGGTGATTTAACCGGATTTACATTGGCTATAACAGCGGAGGAAGGTAATTTATCTCCATTTTTAGACGCTACAACTAAAACCGCTTTATTAGCTATGGTTGTTGATGAAGTAGTTTCTTAAATTTTTGCATAAAAATTGATAAAAAAGCTCCTTATTGGAGCTTTTTTTGTTACAAAAAACTATTTATTCGTTATATATATATGTGGATATTTAATTTAACAGCACCGTATCAATTTAAATGCATTCCAAGAGGATATAATAGTGGCGTAATCACGTTTTTTTTACGTGACGAGCTCAAAGATATCACTCACGAAATCGAGGTAACGGGGGTTTATTATCAAAATGGTATTTTAATTTTAATTTTTGACGATATTGTGTTCAAAGAAGGGCAATCTTTTGAAATTGTAATCAACGAAAACGACGAATTGATATATAGAGGCAAGGCTTTTGCTACCGCTCAGACTGACTTAGAAAATTTTGAACTTAATAATGGAGTTCTAAAAGTATAATTTTATGGAAAAATTACAAATAATAAATTTATCGAACTATATAAGACCAGAAAT